GATGAATCGGTAACTAGATTGGTGGATATTATAGGGAGTCAAAACGATGAGAAACCTGATATTCAATGGTTATTGGAGACAACAGAGAAATTCTGTCAAGACAAGGCAATCTATAATGCCGTTGTCAGTTCAATTAAAATATTGGATGAACCCGAAAAATCTAAGTCTGACAAAGGTGCTATTCCTGAGTTGCTTACCGATGCTCTTTCTGTTTCTTTCGATCCTCACGTTGGTCATGATTATCTTATCGATTCCGATGATAGGTATTCTTTTTATCACAAAGTTGAAAAGAAAATCCCATTCGATCTTGAATACTTCAACAAAATTACTCAAGGGGGATTATCCGATAAAACATTAAATATTGCGATGGCTGGTACAGGTGTCGGTAAATCATTAGTCATGTGTCACATGGCTTCCAATTGTTTATCTCAAGGTAGTAATGTATTGTACATTACATTAGAAATGGCCGAAGAACGAATCGCAGAACGAATTGACGCAAATTTATTAAACATTAAGTTGGATGATTTGGTTAGCCTTCCTAAAGCAATGTATGATAAAAAGCTTGATGATTTGAGGAAAAAGATTACAGGTAGATTAATTATTAAGGAATATCCTACAGCCGCGGCGAGCACAAATCACTTTAGATCATTGTTGAATGAATTAAATCTAAAAAGAAATTTTAAACCACATATCATATTTGTGGATTATATAAACATTTGCGCATCTGCAAGAATTAAGCCGGGACAATTTGTAAATACTTATACCTATGTCAAATCGATAGCAGAAGAACTTAGAGGAATGGCAGTTGAAAATAGTGTTCCAATTATGTCCGCAACACAAACCAATAGAGCAGGATTTCAGAATACAGATGTTGGTTTAGAAGATACAAGTGAATCATTTGGTCTTCCAGCAACCGCAGATTTTATGTTTGCAATTATAAGTAATGAGAAATTAGAAGAAGCCGGTCAAATATTGATCAAACAGCTGAAGAATCGTTACGCTGATCCTACCAAGAATAGGAAATTTCTTGTTGGTATCGATAGGGCAAAAATGAAGTTGTCAGATTTGGGAAATGAATCACAATCTGGATTAGTTGATACTGGAAAAAATGAAAAAGTTGATGATACTCCTTCTTTTGATAAAGCTACTAAAGGTAGGATGAAAAGTAAAAAAGATTTTGGTGAATTTAAATTTGGGGAATAATGAAAATTGTACAAGTGGGTGGAGGAACAGCAGGATGGATGTCAGCTCTTGCTATATCGAAATGTTTACCTAATGTGGAACTCACAGTAATTCATGATGATAAACCAATTGGTGTAGGAGAAGCTACATTTGAAAATATTAGACATTATCATTCTTTTTTAGGTATTGATGAAAAAGAATTTATGAAGGCGTGTGATGCCACTTTTAAATTTGGTATTTGGTTTGATAATTTTATTGATAAGGGTGAATCTTATTGTCATTTGTTTCAATATGGTACAACACGTTTCCCATATAAAGATATTGAAAGATGGAGATATCATTTTGGTAATGATCCATTGGTAGGAATAGAATGGTCTAAATTTATGAATCCATACACTCATTTTCTATTAGAAAATAAGATACCATTGGATACACATAGTCTGCAAACTGAGAGATTTCCATTCAAGGCAGAAAAGGATAAATTATTTCTTGGTGGATATGGTTACCACATAGATGCCGTTAAATATCAAGAATTTTTAAAATCACAATTTAAATGTGAAATAATTAAATCAACTGTAGATGAAATTCATATTGATGAGAGTGGAATTGATTATATTACATTAAAAGACAATGAAGACAAAATATATGCAGATTTGTTTATTGATTGTACTGGATTTAATCAGGTATTAATTAAAAATTTTGGTGATAGCTGGGAAGACTTTGGAGATTATTTACCTAATAATAGAGCAGTAGTTTGTCGAGTACCATATAAAAATCACCAGAAAGAGATGTGTCCATTTACACGTTGTACTGGAATGAATGCTGGATGGAAATGGACTATTCCACTATATTCTCGTTTATCTCATGGATATGTTTATTCTGATGGTTATATTACACCTGAACAGGCGGAAGTTGAATTACGAAATTATCTTGGTTGGGAAGGTGATGTAAATCATATAAAATTTAGGTCTGGATATCAAACACGTTCATGGATTAAAAATTGTGTAGCAGTAGGATTATCTTCATTTTTTGTTGAACCAATCGAATCTACAGGCATTGCGGTATTTATTAGACAAATAATAGATTTAGTAAAAGTATTAGAAAAAGGATATGTAAAGGAATTAGATAGAGATTGGTGGGATGATGTTAATTCTGATGATGCACAAATTATTAAAAACTTTATAGTACATCATTTTATACATACTTCAAGAGAAGATACTCAATATTGGAAAGATTGGAAATATAATAGAACATTAGATAAAATAGGAATAAGAACATTTAAATGGTTAAAGGCTGGTCAGTCTGCAGGAATAAGTTCTTCTTCATCAACATTCTTTGCTCCAAATGCATTTGATCATATTTTGAGTGCCGCCGGAGCTACGAAGCAACAAAGTCCACTCTCGTTACAATTTGAGGATCAGGTAGATTTTCCAGATCAAATGAATTATCATCCACGCCAGACAAATAGTGAAAATATAGAAAAAGATTATAAAGATTTTTTAGAATGGAAAACAGCTGATGATAAAGAATATAAAGAAAAGGTAAAAAATGCACCATTACATTATGATTATGTAAAAAATAGAATACATGATTGATATTGAAAAACAAATGACTATAAAAACATTTGAAGACGCAGATAATACTGGCGTAATAGATAAAAAACCAATAAAGAAAAAGGCCAAATTAAAACCACCAAGGGATTATATGGTTATACTTCATAATGATGATTATACTCCTATGGAATTTGTTGTTTTTATTTTAGAAACGATATTTCATAAACCTGCACCAGAAGCAGAACAGATAATGAAAGAAGTTCACGAAAAAGGTAAAGGTGTAGCCGGCGTATATACTCATGAAATAGCAGAACAAAAAGTGTATGATACAGTAGAAACTGCTAGAGATAATCAATTTCCTCTCCAAGTAACCGTGGAAGTAGTTTAATGACTGATAATATTGTAGATTTAGATCAATATCGTATAGAAAAATTTAAAGAAAAATTAGGTCAACCCACCACCATCAAAGCCTTTCTTCCGGGTGAATGTTATATTTACCCACAAATGAGTATAGCTATCCACGTACTCTTCATTACGGACAAATCTGTCCACTACAACGATTCCACAATATATATTATGGAAGATCAGTTAGGAAATATCTTTGCTGAGATTCTAGATGACAAATCATGTGAGGGTTGGCATGAACTACATAAAGACGCATTTTTAAAAATGGTAGATGCTAATAAGAACCCACCGCCATCTGTGGGATGATTTGTTATTATAAATATATCAGTAAAGTGTATTCTAATTTAAGGGGAAATTAATGAGATCATTTAATGATCATAAACTCATGGTTGAGTTCGTAGAAAATCTATTTGAGTTTAATTTAGTAGATAGGGCTTCGGGGTCAGAAGCAACTTGGTCTAGTAGTGGATTTAACGATACGAAAAAGATCAGAGCCAAAATACTGGACAAACACGGTATTACTATAACTGAAGATTCTACTTTTAAAATAGTTGGATCACCTGATGCAAGTTCTAAAATTATACTAGTAGGTGGTGATAAAGATGATTGGAATGAGCTCAAAAAAGAAGATGTAAAAAGATGGACTGAATTATATCAGGCTGAGCCTGATGGAATATTATTAGCTACTATTGGATGGGTAAAAATAAAAAAAGGAATATTTAAAGAATTACAAGGTGGAGTCAAAATAGTATGGGGAAATAATACCAATGCCCTAGAAACAGCACAATGTTTAGGTGTATATCTAGATGTAGATGCCGCTCTCGCCGCCTTTGAAAAAGATAATGCTAAAGGACGAGCTGAGTGGATACCAGTAATTGAGAAAAAGCTTAGTCTTAGTCAGGATTGGAATTCCAAGGGAGTTTCTTTTCTAAAGAGTAAAATGAAGAAAATGCCGGATAGTAATTACCTTGAGATGTTACACTTAGCAAAAGGAGTAAAAATCTTTTGTGATTCATGGGGTAAAAAGATAGGAACAAATTGGCATATTATACATGGTAGAATAGATGAATATTACAAAGCAGAAGAAAAAAATCAAAATTTAGATGCAAAATCAAAAGCAAATACCGCAGATTTTATTTTGGCTAATGCTCCCGCCCAAGAAGTTATAGATGCAGTTGGTAAAGAAAAAGCTCCCTTGATACTCTACGATAAACAGGCACAATATTGTTATACTGATGACGGAGAGAAAATTAAGTTTTATCAAATTTCATTAAAAATGGCACATGGTCAGTTAGGAAAAGTAACACAAGCCATGAAAGATAGATACAAGTTATCGGATTCTTCTGAATTTTATGTTTCTATTGTAAATGATTATCTAGTCAATCATGGATATGAATTAAATGAAGGTGTATTAAGTTGGGCGAAGGAAAAACTGTCACAAGGACTTTCGGCATTGAAATCTATATCAATTGGATGGTATGAAAAAATATCTGGATTTGTAAGCAAACTCAAAAATTGGGCTGCAGGAGTTGTTAATTCTTTTAATTCATCTATGCCATCAGGGAAACCAAATAAATATCAAATACAATTGATGCAAAAGGTTTTACGAGAAGATGGTAGATTAGGACAAGGAGAATTACTTACTGAATCAAAACTGTACGAGGAAAAAGGAATTACTGAATTATTACAAACTACAAATGAAGATGGAGCTCAAAAAATAGTAGCAGAATGTAATATAGGTATTAAAAAGATCGAGGCGGCGTTGGGAACTGACGATCTCATGTTTTATACCGATACAGGGATAGTTGATGCGGGAAAATACAAACAAAAAAAGCTTAACGATCCGAAAACGAACACTTGGAAATATGGTGATATTATAAAAATATTCGCTAATGCTACGGCTGTAGATGCATTTCAGAAAATGATAAAAGGTAAGGTGTCATCCGACCTGAAAAAAATAGTTGATGAACAAATCACTTTGGCAAGAGAAATTTATTTTGGAAAAACTAAATTACCATTATTTAAAGTATATGGATATTCAGATTCAAGGAAAAATACGGTTGAGCCTTTAGGTACTGCAGCAACATGGGTAGAAAAAAGAGAAAAGGAATTAACAAAAGGTACATTAGGAACTTGGCCAGTTATAGGATTTTCTTCTACTGTACAAAAAGGTATGTATTATAATATAGGGGCTGGTCTTATTACTGGTACAGATAAAACAGGAGTTGAACCAGAATATGTAAATTTAGCTATGAGAACTAATAGAGCAGATGCTTATTCTTTTGTAGTTGAGGGGTCTAATAAATTATCTCTTGCTCAATTTCAGAAAAAATTTGGGAAATAATGTTTGCATTTTCTTCATTTCTAACAGAACAAAAAAACCTCCACATGGAGCACCTTGAAGATGAGGTGTTAAATGGTGGAGTAGAAGGAACAAGGGGAGCAATTAATTTCCTTCAAGGTCTACGAGATATGCTAGCAGGACACTCAGGATCCTCCGTTAACGTAACCGTAAAATGGGATGGAGCACCAGCAGTGTTTGCTGGCATTAATCCAGAGAACGATAGATTTTTTGTAGGGACTAAAGGAATTTTCGCTAAGAACGCCAAAATAAATTATACTACGACTGATATAAATTTAAATCATTCTGGTGGTTTGGCTACGAAACTTACAGTTGCATTAAATGAATTACCTAAAGCAAACATAAAAGGTGTACTTCAGGGCGACATGATGTATACTAATGATGATTTAAAGACAGAAACTATAGATGGGGAATCTTATATTACATTTCAACCGAATACAATTGTTTATGCAGTACCAGTAAAAACTAAATTGGCGGCCAAGATAATGTCTTCAACTATGGGGATTGTATGGCATACTACTTATAGTGGCGATACAATGGAAGACATGACCGCCTCTTTTGGTGTTAATTCTGGTGCA